CTGCATAGACATTAACTGCTGTAGAAGTGATAGGACATTTTCAAGTATTGTATTTTCTTCCGAGCTTAACTCGTTTGCTATTGTTGCGTTTGCTTCCATTTTTCTTTACTCCTTGTTTGGATTTTTTGACAGACCGGTCTTTTATTACCCGGTTAAATTCTGCCAACTGTTTTTCGATGCTTTTTAAAAAATGCAATCGCTTAGATTTTACAAGGCTTACAGCTTCTTCTTCTGTTTCCTCTTTTTTCCAGGCTTTTTCATTTTCGAGAATAAGCTGAATCATCATTTTACTGTATTCGGAAAATAATGTTTCAAGTCTGTCTCTTACCTGAATCCCTTTTTTGACAATATCTTCGATGGATTCATCTTTCGCATCTTCCAATTTCCATTTTTTGGAGTAATACGTTTGTTTTGCTTCCTCGTCATCAATCATCTCTTGGAATCTATTTCTTATTCTATCACCTACATTTTGTTTAGATTCAGGAGATAATTCATCAAGAGCTTTTCTCACTGCTGCTGCAACGCTCGTTCTATAGGAAGGTTTAGGCGTTACAATTACGCCGTCTAAATCTACGGCGTTTATTCTTGTTCTCACGCCTGTAGCTTCATCCATTTCGAGTATTCCTTCATCCGGGATCGTTCCCTCGATAGAAAACCCGATTTGTTTTTTCTTTTCGTATGGAGCTATTCCGTTTAACTGTCTCCATAATTTATCAGCCTGTTCAAGCGTCCTGCTCCCAGGCTCAAAGCCATCCATCTCATCATACAGGCGGTACATGGTAAGCCAATCACCGTTTGGAAGTACTTCTGATTTATCAAGCCGTCCAATGTCATTCATGAAATTGACACCGTGAGGACTTTCATATAAAAGTATTTCGCCGTTGTTCGCCTGTTCCTGCATTCCCTTTATGCATTCTTCTGTCATGCGTTCGCCGTGTCCGTCCATTCTGATTCCAGATGTAATTCCTTTAAGGTATCGTCTCTTTATACCTTCATCGCTTTCTTTTTCGATGATATGGAGTCCTTCATCCTCTTTGTAAGGAGTAAACCAGAATGATATTTTACGGCCTTCTTTACTCATAACTAATTCCTTTTTAGCATATTTTTATTTTTAATGCAACGCATATTATAATTCCTTAATTATAACCGTTCTGTATTTACAATCACATGAACAGCCTATTACCTGCTCCGGAACGGCATTCGGATCGTGCGGCCTGTCCATAATATCAATTATATTAGAGCCTTCTCTCTTTACCTGAAACTTTTCGTTTATCAATACTCTTTTCCCGTTCATAGCCATATGTGATTTTCGCGGAACTTTTGACAGCATTCTGTTATGTACCCATTCTTTTTCAATTATAGCACCCGGATTCTTTTTTAATACTTCTCGGTTATAATTATCTTTTACCATTGCTATCGTGCTTCGTATTTCCGTTACTGCTATGTTTCGTATCTGCGGAGGCACCCCGGTTTTTTTATCGCGCTTAGTATACGATTCAAAAGTGTTTTTTATATCACTTTGAAAACTCTTAATCAATTCCGGGTTTATTTTCCCGGTTCGCGTTTCCAGCTTACCGGCTTTCTGAAAGGCTTCTATATTGGAGCGTAGATTTTTTTCAAGCCTGCTTCTTAAAGTATCTGACATAAAACTTCCCTGTTCAGCTCCCTTGATTATGAATACGGATCGTTTTGGTAATACTTTTTCGAGATCCGGAAGTTTTATCAATTGCTGTCTTGAAGGACTTAATTTTTTTACATTTGTCTGGTATTTCTTTTGATTGACCCGGCCTATAGCTCTGGCAATCTTTTCATTATTATGAGCAAGTATTTCATTCACTAATGCCTCATAGCGTTTATTGTGCAAAGCTTCTTTTCCGTATTTTTCCTGTAAGCGTTTGAAATAACTACTTGCCATTCTTTTTACTTTCTCTCCGCTTTGCGCATTTCTCTAAATGAACTTTATATCTTGCCTGTTTCTTGCGTTTATTCTTATCGCGTCGATTTTCTTTTTTATATCTTTCACATTTCTTAAGATTCCGTCCTATCTTACGCGATCCTCTTTTTCCTGTTCCAGATTTTGGAGGCATTACCTTCTCCTTTCAATTTCTTTGTCAAGTTTTTTCAGCTCTTTATTAAGTTGATTATATAACATTTCCTTTTTGGTTTTTGCAGCTTTTTTATTCCATATACCATAACACATTCCTTTAGCTTCGTCTTGATCTTTTCCGTCGTGTCTTGCTGTTCTTATACAACGCGAAATAAAATCGCTTTTCTTTTCTCCGGGTTTAGGTACACATGCTTTTTCTATTTTATTTGGCATATTATCCTCCGATTTTTCTACGTCTTCTTTTTTAGGCTCAATAAACAAAGCATTTATCTTTTCTATTATTTCTTCCGGGGTTTTTCCCTTTTCACTTATCTGTAATATTTCTGATTCAAGAGTTTTGTAATAAGCAATTAAATCAAGCTCAAGTCCTGACATATATCTACCGGCTTCTGATTGTGTTATGTTTGCATCGACTAATTCTATTCGCTCTTCGGGCATTATATTGCCTTCATATTTATCGGATTAAGCTGTGAGCCGTCCGGAGCCTGCGGCTGTTGCTGTTGCAAGCTGTCGTTTCCTTCTTCCATAATAGCATCGTTTCCGCGCGCTTCCCTTATTTCGTTTTTTGTCCAGGTTCCGGTCTGTGTAAGCATAGCGTCAAGTTCTGCCTGTTCATAGTCTGTCATTCCTTTCTTGTATTGGAATTCAAACTTAGTACCGAATCTATAGGGCAGAGCATTTTTATTTATAAATGATTCAAACTTCTTGATAACCGGCCGGGTTCCCTTGCCTTCTTCAATCTCTGCTTGGCTTTCCGACGTTTCGCGGCCGGATGTAAATTCACTACCCGTAAGATTTATTTCCATATTTGTCATACCGTAAATCAAGGCTATATCACGGAGTAATTTATCCTGCCTGTCTGACTGCGCTTGAAATGTATCGGCTTTAGAAATATCGACTATCTGCGGAGTGCCGTACCCGGAAATTACTCTTATAGCCCCTTTAATCGCTGTATTAACTATTTCCTGTATTCTTGCTTGTTCTTCTTTGGGTAGAGGTAAATCAAGATCGCCTGTAAGGTCTGTTCCGAATGGAGACAATTGTTTCCCCATTACAAGAAGTTTCTCCGGTTCTTTTGTTCCGTCTGCTCTCTCTGCCGCTGCTTGTTCAAATAACAATTCTTCCGCCACTTTATTGACAAGCGCATCAAGCGGAACATAACCATATGATCTGGCTGCCGATGGTAGATAATTAACAAATCCCATTTCATCCTGGAAGTATATCGCAGGCATATAACCGCTTACTATTTGCGCATATGCAACATACGATCCGACGTTCAAGCTTCTTAATGGATAGACTGTTCCCCCTGGAAGTATATAAAGATTCTCAAGGCGATCATTTACTATTTCTTTATATATGCCCGTTGCCCCGTGTACCATAAGCGATTCAACATATTTCTTTACAAAATCGTCGAATTCATCTTCAAGGTTCGGCTGTGCAATCCAGTCTTTTATTTCCTGTATACTGTCCTGATTACCGAGTTTAATATTCTTTTTCCAGCGCCTTACGGACGAATCGAAATTACTCAAGTCATCTTTAAGCCCCGGCAATTCCTGTTGAAGCATTAATTTTGCTCGATACCTTAAAGTCAAGTCATTAAGGTCTGCAAGATTGTCATGTTCATCAAACATTTCTTTCAAATGTTTCATGCGATAGTATTTTTTATCTTCAAGTTTTTCTTTGGAAACTATATCCCATTCAAGCGATGCAATGCGGTTCATTCTGGAACTAACAACAGCCTGAACATATGCACAGCTTTTCATTATCTGTATTCGTTCATCCGGTGTAAGAGTAAAAAGCGGATCTTGTATCGTACCTGTTATAAATTCCCCTCTCTTAGTCCGTCCGCTTACTCCGCGTAATTCTGAAAGTGTAAATACATTCAGTCCGCGTCTATTATTTCCTTTACTGTATGTTAAATCATAAAGACTGGAATCTGCTAAATGATAATTCATTTATTTATCCTTCGCTTAACATTATAAGCATTCTTCTTGCAATTAGGCAATAGGCAGTAGCATGGAATAAATGGTCATCTTTAGAGCCTTCCTGCCATTCATAAACGCCTGTCCCGCCCCCTCTTTTTTTATCCGGATTATAGACTCTTGTGCTTGCTGTCATATGCTCTATAAATTCCCGGTTGTTAATTATATTTTTAGGATATATTACCTTTTTTGTTAGCAACGCTTCTTTAACCGCATCAAGCGCGGATGTACGATCAACCGATATTGTTTTTGCTCTTGCATTAATGCTATCGGTTTTTCCAGATCCATAATAACAAAGAAAGAAGTAATTAAAATGCCCGGCTATCTTTCTTGATTCGCGAGTTTCCGGCATACCGTCAATAATTCCTACATTTACTTTATATTCTTTTAGCCTGATTATTAAATCGTCCGTGTTTCTTATTGCCCCTACTTCAAGAGTTTTTAATCTACCGTCATGCAGTAATTTCTTTATCACATAATGATAATAAGTTCCTACATCTATACCGGCAAGAATCATTCCGTCCTCTATACCGCCCCGGTTATAATCTCCGATACAATCCAAAATCATTTTTTCGCTTATTTTGGAGCCTTCGGCAGAATAACCGAGTCCGAAATCAGCATTATAAACACGTTGCATTATAGAATCATTTACAAGGCCTTTATTAAACCTGTCTACTATTTCGCTTATCTTTGTAGTTCCTGAATATAGCTTGGAAATCTGATAACCGCTTATCTGACTTTTTGCGTGAGGCACCCATTCACCTTCACCTTTACGATTTATCGGCCTTCCGCATTTATCACATATAGCATATATATCCCGTCCACTGTCCCACGTCCATTCTTTATCACGAATTAAATAATCATCTTCTCCGACCTTTTCTACAATATGATCAAAAAAATTAAGGTTTCTATGTTTACCGCAATCGCATAATATATGCCAACGCTTCTTGTCGCTTTTAGAATATTCCGCATCTATTCCAATACCTTCAATTGTCGGGTTAGCTACTTTAATCTGAGTCCTTATTTTTGAATGGCTCATTCTTTCCCATGCCATTATAATATTATCCGGATCGCATTCATCCAGCTCATCAATAATAACCTCATCTGCCGGAAACTCTGTAAATCCGGCTGTACTATTAGAGCCCACAAAGGCAATCGTACCGAGCCCGATATCACGCATTGACATAGAGTCTGATTGTTTCCTGTTATCTTGAACTTGTTTAAACCGGATCATAAGGTTGTAATATTTAGTATTAATAATAGTTTTCTCTATACGATTTTTTACAAATCTCGAAACAAGGTTATAGGTAGGAAGTACATAGAATATATTCATGCCTTTGATTGAATTACATATTGCCCTGGCGATCAAGTATTCGCTTATTCCGCATTGTGTACTTTTAATTATTACTATTTCAGGGGAATTATCATAATATATTTGAATTAAGAATTTATGCTCTTTAAAATCAAGATGTTCATTTTTATGAGTTTTATG